CTGTGGGGGATGCCCGAGCCCAAGGTGGGGCGGGCGAACCACTGCCCCGCCCACGACGACAGCAACCCGTCGATGTCCATCGCCCGCGACGACCGACGCGTCTGGTGTAAACAGGCGGCTTGCATCCTCGCCAACGACGGCCGCGGGCGCGGCACGCACGAGCTGGAGGCGCTCGCGCCCGGGAGGCCGCTGTGACCAAGACGCGACCGGGGCCCTTCGACATGATGATCCGGCGGGCGCTGGCCGAGGTGTGGGCCGAGGCGTACGTCATGGTCCACGGCTCGGTTGACTGCTACGAGTCGCCGTGCCCGCACTCGATCGCGATGGCCGACCTGCTTGAGGCGGTCAGCCGCGTGAGCCCCGAGCGGCCGGAGGCAGACTCGTCCGTCCCGCTCTCGAACTGAACACCACCTGTCACCGACCGATGGAGCTGTATTCGTGACCTCAGACTTCGGGCAGAGCGAGTGGACGTTCACCCGCGTCGTCGGCGGCTACGAGACCCGCTGCGCCGACCTCGGCATCACCATCACCGCGGAGGAGATCAAGCGCAAGAGCGACGAGATGACCTCCCTGCTGTGCGTGCGCTCGACGATGGTCGGGCTGCGGACGGTCGAGGACGACATCCTGAAAACGGGGATGCTCAACTTCTACGCCCCGCGCAGCCGGTCGGAGTGGGTCAAGTCGCTGCAGCTGCGCTGCCCGGGCGAGGCCGCGGGGCTCGACTGGGACACGTTCCTCGAACGCTTCGTCAACCAGGTCATCGCGGCCGAGCGGACGGGCGAGCCCGCGGTCGAGCTGTCCGAGGTCGAGCTGATCGACCGCGACCAGTACCTCGTCCCCGACCTCATCAGCGCCGAGGACCCGACCATCTGGTTCGGGGACGGCGGGTCGATGAAGTCGTACCTCGCGCTCGCGGCCTGCGCCACCATCAGCTCCGGGTCGCCGCAGTACCTCGGCGTCGCCCCGACCGTCAGGACGAACGTCGGCTACGTGGACTGGGAGTTCAACCCGCAGGCCCACCGCCGCAGGCTGGGACGGCTGGCGATGGGCGAGAAGATGCCCCGCGTCACCTACATCCGCTGCGACCGCCCGCTGACCTACGAGGTCAACCGGCTGCAGCGCCTCGTCCGCGACCACCGCCTCGGCTTCCTCGTCCTCGACTCCATCGTGGTGTCCTGCGACGGGCCGGCCGAGAACAGCGACACCGTGGGCCGGTATCTACAGGCCGTGCGGCAGCTCGGCGTGCCGACGCTGCTCATCGCCCACGTCACCAAGAGCGACGACGGCGACAAGAAGCCGCTGGGCTCGGTCATGTGGCACAACGCGGCCCGCCTGACGTGGTTCTTCAAGAAGTCCGGCGAGGTGGGCGACCAGGTGACGGTCGGGCTGTTCAACCGCAAGAACAGCGAGAACCGCATCCACGACCCGATGGCGTTCTCGTTCCTGTTCGACCGCATGATGGGCCAGACGGTCATCAGCCCGGTGGGCGTGGCCGAGATGGCGCAGGACGAGGTGCTCGCGGAGCGGCTGCCGGTCAAGGCCCGCATCGCCGCCGCGATCGAGTCGGGTCCGCTGACGATCAGCCAGATCGCGGTCGAGGTCGGCAAGTCGATCCAGGATGTCGCCACGGTCGTCCGCAGGGGCGAGGCCAAGGGCATGTTCGTCCGCGTCATGGGCGCCGACAGCGTGTACCGGATCGCCCTCCCGCCGGAGTCCGTCGATGGCCGTCAGGTAGACAACTAGACGTGTCTACCTCTTGTGTCTACTGCCTAGTAGACAACGGGGGATATAAATATATCCCCCCGTGTTGCCTACTTTAGACGGTTAAAAGATGTCTACTGCAACCGGAGTGTCTACCGAGCAGCGGTTCTGGGCAAAGGTCCGCAAGACGGACACCTGCTGGCTCTGGACCGGGACAGTCGGGCCGGGCGGATACGGGCGCTTCCACTCCGGCAAGCAGGTGAGGGTCCACCGGTACGCCTATCGGCTGCTCGTCGGGCCGATCCCCAGACTGCGCACACTCGACCACCTGTGTCGGGTCAAGCTCTGCGTCAACCCGGACCACCTCGAACCAGTCAGGCGGACCGAGAACACCAGGCGGATGCTCGTCGCCAACTACGGCTTCACCGTCTGCCGCAGGTGCGGGGACGAGATCCTCGGCTGCTACACCTTCTGCAAGGCGTGCTGGGCGGACATCCCCGATGACCGGAAGGCGGCCATCAAGTCTGCGCTGGTTCCCGGGACGGTGGCCGGAAGGCAGGCCTCCCCGGCGTATCTGGTCGCGCTCGACGCCGCGTTCGACGAGCCGGAGGTCCGATGACTCGACAGGTGCAGGGACCGGGGACCGACGCGCTGGAGCGCGAGTACGTCTACGCAGACCCGGCCATCAGCCTCACCGACCTCGCCGAGAGGCACGGGCTCGCCCGCAGCAACGTCACGGACAAGGCCAGGATCGGCCACTGGTTCGAGAAGCGCGAGGAGTTCCGCCGCAGGCTGGCCGACGAGACGCGCGACGCGCTGGCCGAGAAGTGGGCGCAGATGCAGGTCGCGGTCTACGAGCGGCTCGCCAAGACCGCGGGCCGCTACCTCGACATCTACGAGCAGGCGCTTGAGTCGGGCGACATCAAGCCCTCGACCAAGGACATGATCGGGATCGCCGCGATGATGCGGACGATCACCGGCGACATGGCGCAGCGCCCGGTCGCGAACGTGGTCGTCGGGACCGACGGCGAGGTGTTCGAGGGCACCGCCGACGACGCGCGGATGGCGATCGAGAAGGTCAAGGAACTGCTCTCGGGCAAGACCGGTGAGTGACGCGCTGCGGGCGATGCTCCGCTCCGCGCAGCGGACGCTCGCCAAGACCGACCCGGCGACGTACATCGAGTACGTGACCGGGCTTGAGCCCGCCCGCCACCACCACGACATGCTCGACTTCGCCATCGACATCGTGGACCGCAAGGCGTCGGGCGTGGTGCTCGCGCCGCGGGGCTCGGGCAAGACGACCATCCTCAACACCGGGCTCCTGCCGTGGATCATCGCCACCCGGCCCGACATCCGCATCGGGCTCCTGTCGCAGAAGGCCGAGAAGGCCGAGGCCATGTCGGGCGCGGTCAGGGCGGTGCTGTCCGAGAGCCCCGAGTCGATCGAGGTGTTCGGCAACCTCCGCGGCACCCACAAGTGGTCCGACAGCGAGTGGCTGGTCAAGGGCTCGCCGCACTACCGGACCAAGGACCGGACGGTCGTGGCCGCGGGCGCGGACCAGTCGTCGGGCGTGGTGTCCAAGCGGTTCGACCTGATCTTCGCGGACGACATCCTCGACGAGATCAACACCTACACCATCGACCGCCGCGAGAAGGTCGAGACGTGGTTCTGGAAGACGCTCAAGCCGACGCAGGCCGCGGAGGGCTGCGCGATCCTCGTGGTCGGCACGCGGTGGGTCGAGGGGGACCTGTACCAGCAGCTCGTCGAGGTCAACAAGTGGGACAGCCTGCTGATCCCGGCGATCACGCAGGACGCGGCCGGGGACGACGTGTCCTACTGGCCCGCGGTCTGGCCGCTCAAGCGGCTGTACGCCGAGCGCGAGGACGTGGGCTGGGACAACTTCGCCTGCTCCTACCTCAACTCGGTCACCAACCGCGAGGGCGCGATCTTCCGGGCCGACTGGTGGACCGGCAACTACTTCGCGGAGCTGCCCAAGGGCCGCACCTACACGTTCACCATCGGCGTCGACCTCGCCACCAGCGTCAAGGAGCGGGCCGACTACACCGCGGGCGTGGTGTGCGCCCGGGACGACCGCAACGAGTGGTGGGTCCTCCACCACAGCCGGGTCAAGACCGACGACGGGCACAAGGCGTTCGTGCAGGGGCTGTGGGACTGGGCCGCCGAGCAGGGCTACCCCGTCAGCCGCATCGTGATGGAGTCCAACCAGGCGCAGGAGGCGATCGTCACCGCGATCCAGCGCCAGACGCCGCTGCCCGTCGTGGGCCGGCGGACCGACACTGACAAGCGGGCCAAGGCCCGGGGCGCGGCGACCTTCTACGAGGCGCACCGCGTCCACCACCACCAGAGCCTCAAGGGCCGCGAGCTGGAGTCGGAGCTGCGGAGCTTCGACAAGGGCCACGACGACCTCGTGGACGCCCTGTGCCTCGCGATGGACATCACCGGGCACTCGGGCACCACTCTGGGGGTCAACGCGCCGTCACGGCCCGTTTCCGACGGGCTGGGGGCCATCCTCGCGGACGGCTCGGTCGTGCCCTTCGCGGACGGCGCCCGCGAGATGCCCGCCCACCTCGTCGCGATGCTCCGCGGCATCCCCACCGAGACCCTGACCTACACGGAGGCGATGGCCGCGATGAACCGCAAGCAGCTGGACGACCACGTCCGGCGGGCGCTGGGCGGGATGCTCGGATGAGCCTCGTCCCCGTCACGCCGGGCCGCATCACCATCATCGACAGGATCGTCGCGTGGGCGCTGCCCAAGCCCCGCTCGGCCACGCCCGGGCAGGCCGTGCCGACGCTGCCCGCCGCCGCGTCCGGCAACGTGGGCCTGTTCGCCCTCGTCAACCAGCGGGCGGGCTACGCGATCCCGTCGAACACGCAGACCCACCGGGCGTGGTACGAGTCGAGCCCGTGGGTGTTCGCCGCGGTGTCGATCCTCCAGAACGCGGTGGCGACCGCGGAGTGGGACATCCTGCCGGTGGACAAGGACGGCCCCAAGAACGTGCGCATCACCAAGCGGGTGCGGGCGCTGTTCGAGGAGCCCAACGGCCGCGACACGTACCGCGACTTCATCCAGAAGGCGGTGTGCGAGCTGGGCGTCCTCGACGCGGCCCCGGTCGAGAAGGTCCGCTACCCGACGGGCGAGCTGGCCCAGCTGTGGCCGGTGGACGGCAGCCAGGTGGCGGTCAACACCCGCTGGACCGGCAGCAGCGAGGGCGAGGTCCGGTTCATCTACAGCCCGGACGGCAACACGCTCGTCAACTTCGTGGACGCCGACATGTTCTACATGATGCAGAACCCGCGGGCCGGGTCCGCCGTCGGCCTGTCGCCGCTGACCGTCCTGCGCCGCGCGGTGGACGCCGAACTCAAGAGCGTGGACTACAACAGCAAGCAGGTCATGGGCGCCCCGCCCGAGGGCGTCCTCGACATCGGGGAGACGGCCAGCCCCAACGACGTGCTCGGCGCCAAGGCCGACTGGGAGAGCAACATCCTGGGGCAGTCCGCGTTCGCGGTGATCGGCGGCTACAAGAACCCGCAGTTCATCAAGTTCCGCGAGACGAACCAGGACATGCAGTACCGCGAGTGGCTGGACTACCTCGTCCGCCAGCACGCCGCCGCGTTCGGCCTGTCGCCGATGGACTTCGGCATCACCTTCGACGTGAACCGCTCGACCGCCGAGTCGCAGTCGGAGAACACCGAGAGCCGCGGCATCCGGCCGCTGATGGACATGATCCAGAACGCGTTCACCCGCCACGTCGTCCACGACGAGAGCTTCGGCGGCCGGGGGAACAACCTCCAGTTCGTGTTCACCGCGCTCAACCTCAAGGAGTCCACGACCCGCGCCCAGATCAACAAGATCGCCCTCGGCTCGACGCCGTGGAAGACGGTCAACGAGGCGCGCACGATGGACGGCCGGCCGCCGCTGGGCGAACTGGGCGACGAGGCCAACGTGTTCAACCACGTCCTCGCCCTGACGCCCAAGGGCCTGATGGACATCACGACCCAGAAGTACGTCGGCGAGGAGGACCTCGCCAAGATCCAGTCCGAGTCCACGATCGACATCGCGGAGGCGACGGCCGAGGCGCGGGCGGCCAACCCCGACCGCAGCCAGCCCGCGGACTACATGGCAGGAGGGAACAAGTGATGGGCGGACCTCCGTATCAGTGCCCCGACTGCGGCGTGTGGTGGGCGGGCCCCGAGCACCGCTGCCAACCGATCGGCACCTCGACCGGGACGGTCAAGATCCCGAACACGGTCTGCACCTGCCAGCGGCCGATCGACTGGGCCAAGACGACCATCGGCGACCCGCCGCCGTGCCCGGTCCACCACGTCCCCGTCACGATCACGTACACGTCCATCGATCGGCATCTCGCCCGGCAGGCGTCGATGCGCGGCCTGCGGAAGACGGACTGACGTGAGCGCCAGCCTCCGCGTGTACACCGGGCCGGGCGCGGGCACGGAGTCCGGGCCGCAGACGGGCATCGCCCTGATGGCCTCCGACTCCGCCGCCGACAACCCGACGGGCAGCCCGGTGGCGCCGGGGACCAACTCCTTCGAGAAGTGGCTCGCGGTGGTCGTGGACGACCCCGAGGGCTCGACGTTCTCGACCTTCTGGGTCGAGTGCAGCGGCGTCCTGCCGGACGGCGTGACCATCAGGGTGGGGGCGGCGGACTCCGGCGCCACGCCCACCAGCGCGACCAGCACCGTCGCCAAGACCACGCTGTCGGCAGGACGCCGGTTCACCTGGGACGACGCCTCCTACGACACCGCGGGCCAGCGGACCCGCTACCTCGTGCTGCAGGAGTCCGTCGCGGCCACCGCCGCAGCGGGCGCGATCCCGCAGCAGGCGCTGACGTTCGGCTTCGTGAAGGGCTAGCGAGAGGGAGCAGCGGTGAGGGCACTCATCACGTGTCCCTGCGGCGTGGAAATGACAACCACGACCGAGAGGCAGGCGAGTGGTCGTGGACGGTATTGCAGCCGATCATGCATGTACCGATTCAGAATCCGTCCATCGGGCCTGAAATACGACGTGAAGGTCGTCAACCGTGCTTGGTTCAAGGCCGGACGGATTGAGACGAGGGGATCGGCAGCGAAAGGATGGAAGGGCGATCAGGTCGGATATCGCCAACTCCACGCTTGGGTTAGATCCGTCAAGGGACCCTATCCGAGCGAGTGCGAATGGTGCTCCTCGCTCGGATATGTGGAGTGGGCGAATCTCAGCCATGAATATCGACGCTCAGTGCTCGATTGGGCGGCCTTATGCCGGAAGTGCCATCGAAAACATGATGCAGGTGATGCTCGCGGATCAGCCACGGCGAAATATGGAGTGCTGGCTGTGCAGGATGGGCGATGAGAGCATTGATTAGCGGCGGGGCCGGGTTCATCGGCAGCCACCTCGCGGAGGCGCTGCTCGCGGCGGGGCACGAGGTCGTGATCCTCGACAACTTCGCCACCGGCAGCCCGGACAACGTGCCGGACGACGCCAAGTTCCAGCCGGGCGACGTGCGCGCCGTCCTGTCCCTCGCCCGCGCTGGCGGCAGGTGGGACGTCATCTACCACGCCGCCGCGACCTACCGCGACCCGTCGGACTGGGAGGAGGACGCGTCGGTCAACGTGATGGGCACCGTCAACGTCGTCCGCGAGGCGATGGAGTGGGGCGCCAAGGTCGTCTACTTCCAGACCAGCCTGTGCTACGGCACCGACCCCTACCGCGGCCGGAGGCCGGAGCCGCTGGCGCTCGACGCCCCGCTGGCGCCCCGCGGGTCGTACGCGGTGTCCAAGACGGCGGGCGAGGCGTACATCCGCGACAGCGGCGTGCCATACGTGTCGCTGCGGCTCGCCAACATGATCGGGCCGCGCAACCTGTCGGGCCCGGTGCCCGCGTTCTACAAGCGCCTCGCCGCGGGACAGCCCTGCACGGTGGTGGACAGCCGCCGCGACTACATGTTCGTGTCCGACCTCGTGCGGGTGGCCGTGATGGCCGCGGAGCGGGGGTCGGGCGCCTACCACGTCTCGTCGGGCCGCGACTACGCGACCTGCGAGGTCTACGAAGCGGTGTGCGCCGCGATGGGGGTCGAGCCCGTGTTCGTGCCCCTGACGCCCCGCGGCCCGGACGACGCGCCGACCATCCTGCTCGACCCGCTGCGCACCGAGAGCGAGTTCGGCTGGGGACCCCGGACGAGCCTGTCCGACGGCATCGCCGCCGCAGTCGCGTGGTATCGCGAGCACGGCGTGGCCCAGACGTACACACACCTGCGGATGGAGGAGGCGCGTGGCTGAGCTTCTGGACATGCTGCGCCGGGCGGTCGCCGACGCGGTGGACGCGAACACGGGCGCGGCCCTCTCTGGCGGCCTCGACTCGTCCACGGTCGTGTGCCTCTCGCCGCGTCCCCTGCACCTGTTCACCGGCTACTACGCGGTGCCGGGCCACGACGAGCGCCCCTACGCCGCGCTGGCCGCGATGGTCAACGGCGGCACGTGGCACCAGGTCCGCATCACGCCGCAGGACTTCACGGAGCACTTCGAGTCGATGGCCGAGAGCCTCCACGGCGCCGCCCGGCTGCAGGGCATGGGCGCGTTCGGTCAGTACATGGTCGCCCGTCGGGCCGCGGACTACGTGTCGACCGTCATGTCGGGCGAGGGCAGCGACGAGCTGTTCGGCGGCTACGCCCGGACGCTGCTGGCCGCGGGCGAGCCGCTGCCCGCCGCGTACCGCGACTACAAGGCGCCCGCGGACTACCCGGTGGACGACCTCCCGGCCGCGCTGGCCTACGACTACGAGCGGCTGCCCGACCTGTTCGAGGTGGACGACCAGATGCTCGGCGCGTGGGGCCTCCGGGGAGCGGCGCCGTTCACCGACCCCGCGGTGGTGGACTACGCCCTCGCCCTCGACCCCCGCGAGCGGGTCGGCAAGCGCCACCTGCGGGAGCGCGTGCGGGGCGTCGTGCCGCCCGAGATCATCGACCGGACGGACAAGATGGGCTTCCCGATCCCGCTCGCCCTGTGGGCGCAGCAGGACCCGGTGCGGACGTTCGTGATGGACCGCATCGGATGGCTGCCCGACCCGGCCAAGCCCTACGACCGCACGATGTGGCGGGCGCTGCTCGCGACGGTGCCCGAGGAGTGATCGTCACGGCAGCACTCGCCTGGTGGGACGAGCCGCCCGAGACGCTCGACGCCTGCATCCGCTCCGTGGCCGCGGTGGCCGACCGCGTGGTCGCCATCGACGGCGCCTACAGCCGCTACCCGGACGCCACCGTCACCAGTCCAGCCGGGCAGGCCGAGGCGATCCGGGCCGCGGCGGAGGCGGCCGGCATGGAGTGCCTCGTCCTGCAGCCCGACCGGCTGTGGCGGGGGCAGGTCGAGAAGCGCACAGCCCTCCTGTCGCTCGCGGCGGCGGGGTCGGACTGGATCGCCGTGGTGGACGCGGACCACCTCGTCCACTGCGACCCGGGCATGACCCGCCTCTCGCTGCAGCAGGCGGACCCGGGGGTGGACGCGTTCTACGTGCCGCTGACGACGCCCGTCCCGCAGGGCGTGGACATCGACCGGGCGTCCGCGACGGCGTGGCACAAACTGGTCGCCGGGACGCGGGTGGACTTCATGCACCTCTACCGGGCGCACCCGGGCTTCCGGGTCGAGCGGTTCCACTGGTGGTACAGCGCGGTCAGCCGGGGCGAGCGGGTGTGGATGTGGGGCGGCGACGGGTCCTACCCGCCGGCGCACACGGGCGCGTTCCCCGACCCGCTGTACCGCGTCGAGCACGCGAGCTACAGCCGCGACGAGGTGCGCATCCTGCGCGGCCGGGCGTTCGTCAACGACCGCGACCGCGTGATCGCCGCGACCGGGCAGGAGGACGACCAGCCGGGCCTGTTCCGGCCCGAGTACGACTACGCCACGCTGGGGGCGGACTGGTGACGGTCAGCGTCATCGTGCCGACCTACAACCGGCCGCGGCTGCTCATGGAGCGGTGCATCCCGTCCATCCTCGCCCAGACCGACCCGGACTGGGAGTGCCACGTCGTCGGGGACGGGACGGACGACGAGACGTGCGCCCTGATGGCGGACCTGTGCGCCCGCGACGGGCGCTTCCGGTTCACCAACCTGCCGCACTACGACTACGTGGACGAGGGCGCGGGGGTCTGGGGGCTCATCGGCCTGCCGTCGCTCAACCACGGCCTCGACACCGCCTTGGGCGACTGGATCGCGGTGCTCGCCGACGACGACGAGTACACGCCCGACCACAACGAGGTCCTGCGCTGCGAGGCGGAGCGGCTCGGGGTGGACTTCTGCTACGGGATCGCCCAGTCGCCCTCGGGCCAGCGGTGGGGGGCGTGGCCCCCCGGCGACGGCCAGATCGCGAACGGCGCCTACGTCTACCGCGGCGCGGCCCGCGAGTACCGCTACGACATGCGCTGCCTGTGGGAGCGGGGGCTCAACGGCGACGCCGACCTCTGGACCCGCATGTACCGGGGAGGCGTCACCTTTGCACTCCTGCCGCAAGTCGTCCACCACTACGAGCCGTCCGCGACCCGAGCCTGACAGGCGGCGGCGCCCGAGGGGGCAGCAGGACTGCCCGGTCGACGAGGAGTGCCCCTGGTCCGCAGACCTCGACGACCACCACGCGCTCGCGGACCACCTGAGGGAGCACCGACGGTGATACCGTCCATCATCGTGCCGGTGGTGAACCGGCCAGACCTGCTCGACCGGCTGCTCGCGTCCATCGACCACCCCGTCCGGCGCGTCACGGTCATCGACAACGGCGACTGCGTCGACACCCTCATGGGCGGTCGGCGCATGCTGTCGTACAGGGTGCGCGTCGTGCGGCCGGGGTGGAACCTCGGCGTCGCGGCCAGCTGGAACCTCGGCATCAAGGGCGACCCCCACGCTGCGTGGTGGCTGATCGTCAACTCCGACATCGAGTTCGGCCCGGGCGACCTCGCCCGGATCGAGGCGTCGGTGGACCCCCGCGCCGCCGCGGTGTACAAGTCGTTCGGCTACGCCGTGTTCGCGGTCACGCCGCCGCTCGTCCACGAGGTCGGCTGGTTCGACGAGGGCTACGTCCTCGGCTACGACGACGACGTGGACTACGACCGCCGCGTGGAGCTGGCCGGGCTGCCGAGGATCGAGGTCGGCTTCACGGGCACCCACGTCGGCTCGGCGTCCATCCAGCACGACCCGGGCCTGCGCCACGCCAACGCCTCGTCCCACCCCGCCAACGACCGCTACTACGCCGCCAAGTGGGGCGGCGGCAAGCAGGGCGGCGAAACGTATAACACTCCGTTCAACCGGGGCGGCAGCCTCCGTGAATGGGACCTCGACATCATCCGCCTGCGCCAGCAGATCTGGCCCGGAAAGAAGGAGGACTAGCCAATGGCCGCCGCCGTCGCCATCACGCCCGCCTCGGGCAGCGTCATCCACGAGAAGTCCGCGTGCCAGATCAGCACGAGCGGCCTCCCCGACAACGACACGACCGCGTACGACTCGACCAAGTACCCGAGTTCGCCGATGATCACCTACTACTTCCAGCTCGCCGCGACCGGCCAGCCGACCCTCAAGAGCCCGGTGTTCGCCCCCGCCTACGACGGCACCGCGATCTGGCCCGGCAGCGTCATCATCCCGGCCGCCGGGACGTGGACGCTGACCGTGAACAAGGTGTCCGACGGCTCCGCCTCGGCGACCGCGTCGGTGGTCGTGTCGTAGCCATGCGCACGTTCACGCTCAACGGCTGGGAGCAGTCGGTCGTCGTCGAGGGCGACGACGGCTCGACCACCCTCACCCTCGCGGACGCCGGGCTGACCACCAACCTCGTCGTGTCCGGCGCAGCCGACCTGGTGGTGACGCTCGATGCACCGTCCGCACATCTCCGCCCGTCTGCACTGGAAATCGAGGCATCCGCACCCGCGCCGAAGGAGTCCTGACATGGCCGACCCGATCACCACCCTGCCCGACGGCACCCCGCTCACCGACCAGTTCAAGGTGCCGCTCACCGCGGCCGCCACCGACCAGCACGGCAACGCCATCGCGGACACCGTGACGTGGACGGTGGACGACGCGACGGTCACCCTCGCCGACATCACGGACACCACCGTGACGGTGGTCCCGGGCGACTACGCCACGGGCAGCAGCCCGACCGCGACCGTGACCGCGACCGACCCGGCGGGCCTCACCGCCGCGCAGGCGATCACGTTCACCGGCACCTTCACCGCGGCCCCGGCCGCCATCACCATCGCCGCCGGCGCCCCCGAGCCGAAGTAGCGATGGACACGCCGCTGCTGACGGCGACCCGCGACTGGCACTGCCCCAACTGCGGCCACACCGAGCGGACGCAGGGCGGCCCAGCGGTTCCCGTCGGCGGCGGCGCTGCCCGCTTCCACCGCTGCGCCAAGCTCCGCGGGATGCTGGCGCCGCTCCTGCTCGCCGGGGTCTCGGCCAAGGTCGAGGTCCGCGAGCGGGAGGACTACGTCGGCCGTGAGGCGGTCACCCTCGACCCCGAGCGCGGCCGCCCCGTGATGTCCGTCGTGACGACGCGCGACGACGGGCAGGACGTGGTGGTGTTCGCGCCGACTGCCACGGGAAGGAGCGACTGACACATGGCATGGTCCGCGAGCAAGATCTTCTCGGCCTACATCACGGACGTGCTCAACCGCACGACCGCGATGGACGCCAACAGCGACTCGATCAAGGCGGCGCTGTACAACAACTCGATCACCCCCGACCAGACGGTTGCGTCCGCCAGCACGGCCTACAACGCCGGGCAGTGGGCGACGGCCAACGAGGTCAGCAACTCGACCCACTGGCCCGCGGGCGGCATCGCCCTGACCACCATCGTCTCGGGCTTCGCGTCCAACGTGTACACGTTCAGCGCCGCGAGCACCCCGTCCGCCGACTCGGCCGCGACCCTCGCCAACGTCTACGGCTGCGAGGTCTACGACGACACGATCGCGGCCCCGGTCGCGAAGCAGGGCATGTGCTTCAACTACTTCGGCGGCGCGAACAGCGTGACCAACGGGTCGTTCACGATCGTGTGGAACGGCTCCGGCATCTTCGCGCTGACGCTGTAGGCGAGGAGGGACCCCCGTGGCAAACGCGCCCGCCTTCGCCTCCACGCCCGTCTGCTGGTCGGGTCTCGTCCCGGCCACGCTCGACACCAGCCTCACCGCGCCCACCAACGTGACCACGCTCGGCACGGCCGGGACGAACGGCACGCAGATCAACGAGATCACGTGCCAGGCGGTCGGCTCGACCGTCGCTGGCGAGGTCAACGTGTTCCTCTACGACGGCTCGACGTACCACCTCTACGACCAGTTCCAGGTCCCGGTCTGGACCTCCTCGACCACGCAGTCCGCGTACCGCGCGTCCAAGACGTACACGAACCTGTGGCTCCCCAGCAACTCGTGGAGCCTGCGGGTGACCAACACCATCGCGGGCAACCAGTCGATGCTCAAGGTGACCGCGATCGGCGGGAGCCTCTGATGTCCTTCCCGCCCGGCCTCCTTCGCGGCATGGCGAGCCTCCCGCTCACGGACGTGCAGGAGTACAGCCTGCCGCCGGGGATCAACTCGGCCAACATCGGCAGCGTGGTCAACTCCCAGACGATGTTCATGTGGAACAGGCCGCCGTGGGCGCGCATCGTCGAGGTCGAGGCGATGGGCGCAGGCGGGGGCGGTGGCTCGGGGCGC